ACTCTAAACTTTTAATTAAGTCGCGGTAACGTTCGATGACTTCTGGGATGACCGCCTCGCTCCCACCACAATGAGGACATGGCCAGCTTCCTAATCTTCCCTCAAGCACCCCAATCTCCGCTGTTAAAAGCGAGGCGAGGGAGTGGCGGATATCGGGGATAATGTCATTCGGGCATAGTGCGTGACCGTATCCAGTCATATCACAGATTTTATCTGCCAGCTCTTTTATCTGTTCCACGCCGAGCTTGGCCAGGCGTTCGCTTGTTTGTTGTGAGGTCACGAGGTGGGTCATATTAGTTTTTGCTTAATTTTTTCTTTAACTTCGCTATCTCGTTTTCTTTATACACTTCTGACATTCCAGCCATGAAAGAAACCTTGGCCACCATTTCAAGAAGTTGTTGCAAGGAGTAATTTAGTTCCTTTGCTTTTTTCTTAATTTCCTTGGTGTCTTTCTTGAAATCCATTTTCATATACTTAAATTATTTTAATTCTAGTGAATCGGCTGGAATTATGCGCCTAGCGCGGTTAGGGGACCAGGCACATGTTTAACGACTGCCTGTTCGCCGCACATTCGCTGACTACGTTTTCAAGGACGACCACCTCAATTTGGCAGATACGAATTTCTTTTTCTAAGCGATTCTGCATCACGCGATAGTCGTAGGCACCGACCAGGAATGCCGATAGCCACAACGCAACCATAGTTCTCACGAGTATTTTTTTAGACATATCATTTATTAATTTTTTCACGCGCCGCGCGCAGCTCCTTAAACTTTTGCAGCGCAGCGAACACCACGAGCGGCGTGAACGACGGGTCGCCCTCGTAGTAAGCTAGCCCATTGAACTCAAACGTGTGTGGCGTGGCGATAAAGACAGCGGTGTCTCCCACGGCGTATTCAATTTTAGGTTTCTTGAGCATATCGTGGTGGTAACACCGCTCTCCCCACTTCTTTAAATTCGCAAACATTTTTTTCTTCGCGCGCTCGAAAAGAATTCTGTCGCGCTCGGAACCGACAAGGCGTGGTGGGGACTCTACCCACCGCCGGCGCTCGCGCAGCGCCCACTCTTTAAGTTCCGCGTATGTTTTTCCGGCCACATTATTCAGGAGTATTAAGCGTTGTAATACGAAGCTCTTTTCGCCGCCCTTCAATATCGTCGATGCACTTTTTGTGCATCACGCACACCGGGCACGTCGCAGCTCCTATATGATGTGAGAGCGTCATGTCGCGCGCGACAACGAGGTATGCGGACATGAGGACTGAGGCGATACTGTCGATGGAAAAATCTTTTTCTTGAGCCGGGATTCCATTAACCAGCGCGCAAATGCCGAGCGCGGCCGTAGTCTCCTCCGCCCCCTGCATGACGACTGGCTGCCCCTGTTCGACCAAGCTGATGACAATCTGCTTCATAAACGTCTGGTTGATGGGTAGTTCTCATGGTCCAGGATGACATTGATGCGCTCGCGCATCCTCTTCGTTTGCGCCCCATTCGGCTTCTTCCGGCGCTCTTCGCGCATTAGAGCAAGGCAAAAATCACGAAGGCGAACATGCCGGTCATTCCCATATTGGAACTTAAAGTTTGCCACCAGCTCAGTTACGGTTAGCATGTTTTCGCGCTTTAATTTGTGCAATCGCTTCGTCAATGGTGAGGGTGCGCTCGTCGCTTTTCTCGCGCTTGAGGGCAGGAAGGAGAGACTTAACTGAGCGCGTGAAGCCGATAAGGTGATTCACACACTCGCGAATCTCAATGATGCGGTTGGTACTGTATGCCTTCTCAATGTGAGCGACGATATTGTCGAGCCCCTCCAACCACTCGACCGGGACCATCACGTGTTTTTTATTGGTGGTCATAGAAAGTGTGGGGCGAGCGGCTGCGCCCCGTCAGCTTTGCGAATTATCCTCCGTGCTTGTTGCGGCACCTTGCCCCGGCGGCGATGTCGCGTTCGATACGCCGCCTGTCTTCATCCTCCATTGCGCCGCAGAGCGACTGCTGCTCTTCGATTCGGTCGCGTTTGTACGCGATGGACTCAGGTACGTAGAGCGAGATGGGCTCACATTTCCCGTGCAATGAACAATACATTTTGTCGTCCGGCGCGTCGTGCTGCCACTGGATGAGCGCAGCGCGCCATTGCGGAGAGACGTTTCGAATCTCGTGCGTTTGGAAATCGACTCCAACGATGCTTATCATTTCTCACCTCCGTGCTGCGCCGCGTTCGGGCTTATGCAACGGCCTCCATACTCATGGCAATTACCCCACCCCTCTGGAGACAAAACGTATTAGGCCCCAAGACGCAGCACGCAAGTGACAAATTTTATTATTATTTCTTCGAAGCAGCTCACCCCTGTGTAAAACAGGGCAGGCGACTGGCTTCGTATTTATTTTTCTCTTGTTGGCCACGCTTTTATGCGCCAGCCCCTCGCGTTATTTAAGAGCTCACGCGAGCAAAAGACCTCAACCAGCAAACTATGACGATGTACGAGCGGATGACTAGATGGCCGGTCTGCTTTGCCCCTTCCGCCTTTTCACCTACGAGCTTTCGACTCGTATGCGCCGATACCAAATTCTTCATTTAATAGGCGCGCGAGCTGCTTCGAAGAAATAAAGTTTTAATAACCCTCGTGTTGGTATTGACAAGGTCGCCTCATTTGGCGCGGTGCCTCATTTGGCCGTTATGTCAATACCGACACGAGGGCGCAAGCACGTTACACTTGCGCCGCTGATTTTAAATTTGCTCCGGTGTATATTCGGCCACCTTTTTAAACAGCTGAACCTTTCCATCCTTCCGGACCACGACAAAGCTTCCATCATCAACGTACCCATTAGCAGCCAGGAACGCCTCGTAGGCTGCGCTGGACGCCTGCCGCGCGTCTTCAGCGTCTTCAGCGTCTTTAGCGGCCTTCGCTTCAGCCGCGGCATTCTGCTCGGCAGCAACGCGGTCGCGCTCCTTTTGCGCTTCGGCTTCGATGCGCGCTTCTTCCTTGCGCTTGTTCTCGGCGATGATGGATGCCTTTTCCTCTTCGGCCTTGCGCTTGACCTCGGCAATCTCTTTTTCGTGCTCAGCAGCAACGCGCTTCTCTTCAGCCTCGCGCTCCTCTTTCGCCTTGGTGTCTGCCGCGAGCCGGAGAGCCTCAGCTTCCTGCGCGTCTTTAATGCGCCCCGCTTCTTTTTCCGCAGCCAAACGCTTTTCCTCTTCAAGCTTAGCTGTCTCTTCTTTAAGGAGGCGTTCCTTCTCGGCAATCACTTTATCTTTTTCGTCAATGAACCAGCGGGCAAACTCGTTATCGTCCATTGCTAAAATGTTGTCCGGAGAGTATGCGATTCCCAGCGCGTCAACTTTTTCCAAACGCTCCGGCATCTTTGCTTCGCGCTCTTTCAAAAGCTTGGCGCGGTCAATCGCGTCCTGCTTGGCTTCCAATTCTTTTTCGAGCGGTTTAATGATTTCCACCAGCTCATCTTCTTGCGCAATAACGCTTCGAGAAAAAGCCGTGGCCTTATCACGAAGACGCTTCCCCTCAACTTCAATCTCGCGACGCTTGCGCTTCAAATCTTTGCGCGCCTCGTCAACAAGCGCATAACCGGCGACATCATCAATCCCCTTGATTTCGAGACCGGAGTATTTTTCTTTTACTTCAAGGAGCGCAGCCTTAGTCGGATTGAACTCAATAATTTCTTTACTAAATTCTGACATATAGATTTATTTCCCAAAGACCTGATTAAAAACGCCGGCGGCGTAATCACGGTCTAATTTTATTACGTTAGTAAATTGATAATCGAATCCGGAGCAGCGCACGTGTTCGACCCACTTCTTCTGCTCTTCGCGCGACCAGCCACCGGTGTCTTCTCCATCTTTCAAAATGATTTGGACGCCAATCTCGCCGGACTGGTCGTAATCGGGGTACGTGGTGTACACGTAACCAAGCTGGCCGCCCCAGCGTGGCGCGTCCAGCGCGAGCCGCACGATGTCACCATTAGTGATGAGAGATTGGTTGGACAGGATTAACATAGTTAGGCTGCTTCTTTTTTAATAATGATTACGAGCTCGTTCACTCTCGTTTCTACGCGCACATATTGCTCAATGTGCAGAACCGCGGACGCAATAATTTGTTCACGACGCTCATCAAGACGCTTTTTTAAAGCGATAATTTCTTCGTCGTAAAACCTTTCCATTTCGTGCTGAACCGCATCCAAAATGAAGTTGGGTAATTTTACGGGTGTATCGGCTATCATACGCCATCCCATTTCTTTCTCCACTCATCAAGAGCGGCTGTGGCTGTAATCTCTGCGAGTTCGGCAAGTTCCACCTGTGCCGTGGCCCCCTTGCGGTCCGCAACCAGCTGAGTGTTTTCCATCATCTTAAGATTTGAAGTAACGCCGGCGATTACTGCCGCCATGAATTGAGCGTGGATTTCTTTTTCTGAAAGCATATTATTCAATAATATCTTGTCGCTCCATTAGGTCGTCCTTAATTTGGACGCTCACGAACGCGCTAAATTTTTCTTCGCTGATTGCGAACCCGCACGCGTGCCGCATGATTTTATTTGAGACCGCGAGACCTTTCATTAGGTCGCGGTTACATTGCGGGCACCGGTTCTTTTTGAGATTCCACCAGTTAAGAGCCATGTTGTAGATTATTTTATTATGGACAAAGAGCGCAGACTGTAGAGATTTGCCAATGGAAGAACTCCTATCCCCCGTGACCTTTTCTGCACCCCCCGCGGGTTGATTAGGCCCGCTACTAAATGCAAAGTGTTTCCACGGATATTTAGAGGTTTTGCGCTTCTGATTACTTTCATCAAAAGGTCCCAGTCGCGTTCTGTTATCTCGTCTCCGCTACCCAGCCAAGAATTACCAAGGCCCTCTCGCGGCGCACTGCGTCTATGCTATACAGAATGTCGGCTCTCTTTGTTCACAATTTTTTAAAGACCGTTTGTGCACTGTCCATCGCCCCGAACCCGATGGAGACGCTTAGAACGCGTCATTCAAAAGCAAAGTTCTAATTCACTTTTGACGCCTGTTAACGACCTTTCGGGCCGATAATAAATTCGGGGAGCCGGACAGTGCACTCGCCGGACCAAACGCGCTTTTTACTACCCCTGCACCACATCGCCAAGAGGCAGATTCGGGGGTTTAAAAACGCGCTGGGCTCGGAGAGCGGATTATTTTAGCATCCGTTTTTACAGAGATAATAATAACAGTTTTTCCAATCGCTTTTGTGCGCGATATCGCCTCCCCAGCGGGTCCGCCCATCGAGAGAATAAATTTTGTGCCCGTTCTTTTTTAGTGACGCGATGACCGCGGCAAGACGCAGAATATAATTTTCAATCGCCCAAAAATTATTAACTATGCCGGTCGCTTGCAGCTGCTCGAGCACGCGCTGCTTCTGCGTCTTGCTCGCGTCAAATAAATTTGTTTGCGTCATAGCTTTATTTTTCTAACACCGCGGCTTTGTGCGCCCGATGCTTGCGCATCGTCGCCGCCCACGTCTCTTTATTATAGTAGCGTCCGTCCTTGCGTCGCTCTTTATACAATTTGTTGGCGCGAATCAAACGCTCCGGAAACCAGATGAACGTAACCATGCGCCGTGACACACCAAACTTTTTTGCGGTCACGCGCTGCGAGAGGACTCCTTTGTGATTAAGAATTTGGAAACGCTTGTCCTCGGTTATTTTTACGCGCCGGTCCGCTTCGCGCGGCAAGCGCATTTTTTCTGTTGCTCGTTTCATAGCGTTGGAACGTGAGATGAGTTGATGAGACTGGAAATCAGGGGCGGTGTTGCCGGCGCGCGCTTGCCGGCTGGACTGCTGCTTACGTGGCTCTATCCGATGCCACACCCCTGATACCAAATCTTATCCACTCATGTTCACTATGAACATACTATAATCCACTTTAAAACTACTTTCAACTGTGGATAACTTCTGTTCAAATAACCCTGAGAATGGAGCTCTTTCGCTGACTTTAATTAATTAATTTGCTCGGTGCGAAAGGTGAGAACCTTCGGCATCCGTTTGCGCGGGCGCGTTTTCTTAAACGCTCGCGTGGCAAAGACGACCGCGCGTTCCACTGAGCGCGCTTGAATCGTTTTGCTGTGCCAGGTCTGTGGGTAAGGCGCATCGAATTTTATTTCGATGAGAAACGCCTTTTTGTTTTTGTGCGGCAACGCATTAATATTTTCCACGGCTTGTACAACAGACGCGTTGACGACGCTTTCAAACGCAGCTTGGACGCGCCCCATATTATTCGTGCGCGCGATTCGCTTCCAAGAGCGTAAGGAAAGCATCTTCCATTAATTCCTTGGCGTCTGCTTGGGAAAGCATCTCGTCAATAATGTCGTCGGCAATCGCAAGGACTTCGTCCTTCGTGACCTTGCTCTCGACCGCAACGCCGTCCGCCCATTCCTGAATTAATTGCAGAAGTGCGGCGTAGCCCCTGATATGAAGAGGCTCGGGAAGCAGAGGATTATTCTGCCACGCCTCCATGAGCACGCCGCACATTTCGTCGCAGATGGACGATTTCGTTTCAAGGCTCTCTTCCGCATTGATGCGGCGCTGACATGCCTCGATGAATTTAAGTTTTTCGGGGACGCCACCAAAAGTGTTCTTGGCTTTGATGATTTCGTCCACGATATTTTCGGCGGTCCTGATATTTTCATTCATAACTTTGGCAAAACCCCCTGATACGCCGACCCAATTTTTTTTGGTAAAAATTTGGCGTCGCAAAATATCGGGGGCATTTTTTCCAGTCGCGGCGGAAAAGCTCCTGTCTTAGGGTTATATCTACACGAACGGACGGGGGATTAATTTTTACTTCTGTTCAAGATATTGTACGGTGCGCGCGACCTCGGCGGCGTCGTTCTCTTCTCGTAACGTGCGCTGCTTAGCGCGTGGGTTCGTGGTCTTAAGGTCCGCAATCCCGCTCTCCCTTTGTGCAAGCTCTTCCCGCGCCCAGCGCAAGAGATTTTTTGCTGTTAGGTCAAAGAGCCCGCCCATGTTTTGAACGTTCGGAATGTTCATTCCGAACGCGGAACACTGGCGCGCATAGCTTTGGTGTCGCGCGGTTGTTGAGCTATATTTGCGCGTGTTGTATATCCACTTGTTGCCAATTTTTACCATTAAAATGTAATGGTACCCGTAATCGTAGACAATGCCGCTTTCATAGAATATATGTCCGCAACGGCCCGGCTTGGTGCGCGTTCCGTTGGCAATGTCTCGGATGAATGTAAAGTTATCCATATTTCCAATCTCGGACGCATGGTTATAATCCCGCCCGTATGCGCCCGTTCGTGTAGATATTTTTTAAGCAAGCCAGCACGGGCGGGGGACGTTTGGTTAATTTTCTTTGACTCCCGCCGCTTCCAGTAATTCCACGTCGGACGGGTCAATGTGAGCCGCTAGGCTTTGCAGCTCGGCCAGTTCGCCATAGCTTATGAGCTCGGAGCGCAGCTCCCCGCGCAGATATTCGAGCCGTTCTTTTACTTTGTCGGCCATTTTTTCAACCGCGTCGCAAAGAGCTTTGATTTTGCCCGCTTCGTGATTGTATCCAGCGTCAGAAAGAATCGACTCGACGCTTGGGAATTTCATTATAGAAATTTCTTTAGCCGCCGCAATTATTTTTTCTTGTTCTTTAATTATTCGGTAGACAGGTGTAGCCATAGTTATTTATTTAGCGCGATGCCATAAGTTTGGCATTGCTCTTTTTGCCAGTCGGCAGAAAAGAATAACGGGTATTCCTTTGCTTGCGCCGCCCAGCTTTCGCACTCGGCCTTTTCGCCGTTCTTTACCCCGCGCGATGCGGCGATAACGATGCCGGCGGCTAAGATGCAGACCATAACCGCGGGAATCGCGATTGATGCAAGTTTTTTCATAGGGTTAGTACGCGCTTACCGGCATTCTTTGAACGGCGGCAAGTCCGCCGGCATCCGCGCCGGTAACCTCGGCTTGCATGTAATCATCGCCGCCGCCGTTGTTGACGTTATAGAAAAACTGAATCATGCGCGGCTTAAGAGCATCGAAAATTTCCAGCTCTTTAGCATTCAGTTCATCCGGCGTGAACATCGCGCGGGCCTGTATAGCTCCCGCAATGCCGCCGCCAAGATAGTTCTGAGCGGCTCCCATTATCGCATCATCTACGTTCGGAAAGAGTTCCCGGACATTGCAGCGGAAAAACCCGCCGCGGTATGAGATGTCGCAATCGGTCAAGTGGCTTTCAATGTCGAATTCGTTTGCAATTTCGATTGATGTTTTCGTTTTCATATTCCAGTCTCGGACGATTTTGGTTTAGGGTAAAAGTCCCCGCGCGTGAATCGCCCGTGTTGGCTTGCTTAAGTTGTACAGTAGAACGGGCGGGGGAGTTTGTTTAAACTTTAGCGCCGCGCGCCCGTAGGCGTGCCAGCGTGTTTTGGAATGAGCGATAACGCGATGTTGTTATCGGAATTGAAACGGGTGAGAGCGTTTTATCCGGCGGGTAGACAAAGTAATGTTTGCCGCGCCGGACGCGCCAGCCTTGCCGCTCGAGTTCAATGAATAGATGCTCGAGGTCTTTCGTGCAATCAGACATAGGTTTAGCGGCTTGCGTGTTGACCGCGTAATTCGCAGTCGGGAGCATGGAGTTCGCTATGATTTTTTCCGCACGTTTCGCAGCGCGGCGCGCCGACCGTTTCGCTTTCTAATACCTCCTCCGTGGTATGGCCCAACGCGTGCAGGGCTTCGAGGTCTTCCGGCGTAACTGTTTGGCGTCCCGTGAGCCGTGCAATCGCGCGCCGCTCCAGCGCTTCGGTAATGTACCGGCGCGCCGTTCCGTATTGCATAACCTTGTAAAAGGTAATGTGCATATCTTAAGCGCGCAGCGCGGTAATGGCAGCGTTCAAACGTTGCTCTTTGACCGTTTCCGAAAGCGTGTTCCAGTCGTCGGGCATTATAAGCCCCGCGCCCTGTAACCCCGCTTTGAGCATTCGCGCTTTCCAGTCGTTCGACTCCCGGCGCGAACCGCCGAATACGTCGCCCATTGCCGCGACCATTGCGACCGCTTTAAGCGCGCCGCTCTCGGTCTTTACCATTTTGCGCGGCGCGCGGTTTGTTTGGTCCCGCCCAGTCTTTGGGGCCTCTTTGCCATAGTTGGCAATCCACGTTTTGCACTTGGCGCGTTCATCATCGTTCAGGCTCTTAGTACCCGTAACGAGTTTGTTGAGAACGTCATGGAATTGATAGCGCTCCCATGTTCTATTCTGATAGCAACATTTGGTTTCGTCGCACTCTCGCCCGTTAAGCATGAGCCGTGCAACGTGTTTGAACCCGGAGCGCGTGCCGACGCTTTCGCAAGCGATTGAGATGCGGCGCGTGATTTGGAATATTTGCATATTTTCAGTCTCGGGCGTAAGTGTTCAAGGTGTATTAATACTCCCCGCACGTTTTGCGCCCGTTCTACTGTACAAGATTGTCAATGGTCTGGGACTGTCTCCAGCCTCCTGTCCATTAGTATACACTTTAAACTATTCCCGGTCAAGAGTATGCAATAGCGAAAAGAATCGCATAGTTATGCTATATTATAAAGGTTTGCAAAGATATACACAGCCAAAAGGATAAAGCCGAACAAATACCGAACAGAACCACGCGGACCCCTGTGGATAAATGTTTCACGTGGAACATTTTGCGACGCCACTATCTGCCCCAGGCTCGCGCGGAGCGCGTAATGGTGGAGCGTTACATCACGCCCGCACGCGTTCGGGAGCGGCAGCGCTCCACCATTGCAGCGTGATTGACGCGGGCAGCACGCGCACGCTGTACGTACGCGGGAGCCATTGAGCGCGGGAACGTGTGCATGTGTGTGCATTATGGACGCGGGGGCTTAGACTGATACTCCCCCCCCCGTTCAAATAACCCGCGCACTTCAACGCGCCCACCCTTATAATTATTCAATTATTTGTACGTCGATAGCGATGAATATCAGTGAATGGTAGTACGTCATGTTCTTTCGAAGTTGGGACTACCACCCGAGACACCCTCCCCAAATAATCTTTTTTTGAACCTCGCAAACTCGGCTTAACGCGGCCAATAATTCCATCGCGTCTAACCGCGTCAGGCTCGCTAAAAAAAGCGCACGCGTCAATCATGTCAATCGCGTTCAACCGTTTCCAGCGGGAGGCGGGTGAACGTTCCACCGCGTCACCAAATAAGCCCAATGGGCGCGTTCGTGTTGTGAGCAGCGAGAATCCCCGCGCCGTTTTATTCCCGTGGCGAGCGGAAATAATCGTGGCGCGTTTAAAGCTTTCGTAAGGATTCTCCAGCGTTTCGAAGGTTGTGAGCCGGACGCGTTATGTCCGGCAACTGCAAGCCCGTGGGGCGGCTCTGTGCGTGGTGCAGTTTAGGTCTCTGGTCTCGTGGGACCGCGCGCTCTGGTCTCGTTGTAGCGCGCTTAGGGAAGCGTCAGACCTCGTCTGGCTTTCCTACCGGCAGCCGTGCCGGCGTAATGATGGACCTATGAACCCGGCCTTTCGGCCCGAGGCGGTGGTCGTGGGCCCGCGGCGTTTCCGCGGACCCTCAGAATGGCTGGATTTTGACCCCTATCAGAGGGGAATAGCGGACTCTCCTTACGACTACTGGGGAGCGGGTCGGTCGCGCAATAAGCTTTGGAGCACGACCGCCCGCTCTAATTATCTGACTCGGTCTCCCGACATTGTCTCCCCGCGTTGCAGGGCTCTTTGGAGGCGTACCCAAGCGTGGTGCAGCGGCCCCCTAACTCATTTTAGGGATGTTGGTCAGTTGTTCTCGCTCGAATCGGCGCGCGTGGCGCGGGGCTATCCACAGGCGACATCCGTCGCCCGGAGATACTGGTTCTCCCCCGCCATGCGTTCCGGTTCAAAGCGTGTTTGGAGAGGGGGTTGGTTTCAACTCGTCTGCAAGCAGACTCGTATTGCCTCGCCCCAAACATGATTTGAACTGTGGATAACTACTTGTTCGGTTTCTGTTCGTGTGCTATAGTGGATTTGTTAGGGGGTCATAGTCCCTGACGTTCGTAGTTTTTGATGCCTTGGAACGCCAAAAGCACCGCACCTGCAAAGGTCGGTGTTTTTGTTTGTCCTGCGGCCAGATGATTTTTAGGCATACAAGTGATTCATAGTTTTTTGGTGTTCTTTGGAACGGAACTCTTCTATCATACCGCGCCCCGGCGTCCGGTTCAAGGGCTGGGAAGGAGAAGTTGTGCACATCCTGGGGATAACCTGTGGATAACTTTTAGGAAGCAACAAACGGACCGGTAAAAGATGTTGAGCGCGGGTGAGCCACTGGTTTTAAAGTGGACACGCGTGTGTTATAGTTGACGCATGACTGATGCCCCGCAAAATCTTCCTCTCGAACAGAAGGAGCCGCACTTCACGGAACTGCTTGTCCTGTACGAAAAATATCGTAAGAAGAAGACGAAGGAATGGGTTTTCAAAAAGTGGATGGCCTTGATTCTGCCGGACGAGCCGCAGATTAAATTTGCCGCGTTTTTGAATTATACGCAACGCGCCACGCGCCGGCTCGAACAGGAGCGCAACAAAGAGCGGGACCTGGAACTGCGGACGGAGGGTTCGGCCGCGGTCGACCGCATTGTAAACAAGCGCGAGGCCACGCTGGTGCAGCTCGAGGAATCGCTCCGCGGCACCGTTGCGCAACTTGTTGATAACGCGTCCACCATCATGCAGAGTCCGGAAGACGCGGACATCAAGGAAAAGTATTTTGCGCTCGCGGTGGCGACGAATGTGTGGGGCAAGATTCAGGAAGAGAAAAAGATTTCCATCAAAGCGCACGCTGAGAAGCGTGAATCGGTCGGACTCTTCGCCAAGCTTTTACGCTCGGCAATGTCGGGGGAGTTCACTATGCGCGATGTTGAAGTAATGAAGCAAACACATGGAACTGCCGCTGAAGATGCTCCAGGAATTGAGGGAGCAGCCGTCGGGACTAATTAACGAACAGCTCAAGATTATTGAGGTCATCGCTCGCGGGCGCATGGACCCGGTTTATTTTATTAAAGAAATTCTTGGCATTGATTTATACGACGAGCAGAAAATATGGCTGTGGGCCACGACCAAGACGCAGAAAGAAAAGTGCAAAGAGCTGCTGCGTCAGAAGGGTATCTGTTTTAATGGCCCGGAGAATTTTGATGAAGACGTGGATTTGATTTTTGAAAAGATTTCCAAACACATCCTGGCGACCGCGAACCAAATCGGCAAGACGTTTATGACGGCGCTCAAACACATTTGGTCGCTCTTCTATAAAATTGGTCTGCGCGTCTCCGCTGAGCACCTGGACATTGCGGAATATAAGACCCTGAACATCTCGCCGCACGGCGACCAGTCGGCCAAGTGCTACGAGTACGTTCAGCGCATTTTACGCGGAGAATTGGTGTTTTATGACCCGATTAATGATGTAACGAAGGTCAATAAACTGCACGACTGCATCATCGGTTTTCAGGTTGGCGCGAACTCGAATGAGGGCGAAATCCGCTTCGGGAACGGCGCGATTTTCTATTCGAAGTCGGCGTCCCAGGACAAAGCCACAGCCCGCGCCGGTGAGCAGTTCGGCTATATTTCCTTTGACGAATGCGCGCAGTCGCTTCACCTCCAAACTGAAATTGCCATGTTGCTCTCGCGCTTAATCCGCTACGGCTACTGCTTCGATTTGGTCTCCTCGCCGGAAGTCGAAAAGCCATCGCACCAGGCGTATCATCGTCTGGTGAAGCAGGGACTCAAATTACAGAAAGGATATTTTGCGCTGGCGAACATCGGGCTCGACCACAACAAATACATTCACCCCGAGCAGCGCGAAAAAGCGAAAGAGGAAATTCGCTCGACCGACGTTCAGAAGTACCGGCAGATGATTGAGGGCAAATTTATTTCCATCGGCAAGCGCTTCTTCGCGCTCGAAGTGGTTGCTAAAGTTTTTGAACGCGCGACCGAGTGGAGCCTTTCGAAATTAGAAGTTGGCGTGAAGGGGCGGAAGTATCTGCTCATGGCCGATTGGGGCATGTCGGATACAGGCGACCCGTCGTGGTTTATGGTCCTCGATTGGACCGACTATGTGATGGAAAATAAAATCTCCATCGTCCATCACGAAACCGTGACCGGCGGCTCGCCGGCCATGCAGCTCGCGACGCTCCGGATTATCTATCAGAACTTTGGCGGCGCGGGTTCAAAGGACGGGGAGGGCAACGTCGAGTGGGAGCCGGTGCGCTTCATCATGGACACGAACTCGATGGGCGGGGTCATGGTGAAAAAAATGCTCTTCGACCTGCACCCGATTCCGTTCGATTCGCACGCGGACCAGAAGGACCAAATGCTTGCCTCGCTCCACGCCGTCTTGAACGACAAGCGTGTGTATAAAGTCGACCCCGTAACCGGCGACACCGTCGAAGAGAACCCCGGTTTTGGGAAGCTTGGCTCGTACTTTATTGAGGAGCTGGAAGAGCAGCTTGGCGCATACCAGGTTGGAAATGATAAGGGGTTGGTGCAGGACGCGGTCATGTGTCTTGGTATGGGTATTTGGTACCTGGAGAAAAAGATTCCCAAAAACGTCAAACAGACCATTGGCCTAAATCCCTCGGGGAGGTATAATCAAATAATGGGTAGGAATTAAAAATAAATTATGAGCGTATTTATCAGTAACCCGACCGAGAAGGAATTGTCCGATTACATTGACGACATGAGCCAGCAGCTCGAGACTGCGGCCTCCCGCTTTGTGAACGGTGACGGGATTTACGTCGGGTCCGAGAAGTTGCGCGAGTTTTATAAAGGCAAGCACTGGTCGTATCGTAAGGAGGGGAACGGGGTCATGCGCGTCTTCAATTATTGCTTCACTGTCGTGGAAAACATGACGGCTTTTTTGGCTAACGAAACGCCGGAGTGCCACTCGACGCCGCGCGACACCTCGGACGATGTCGAGCGCGTGCGTTCGGAAGGCATTGACCAGTTCCTTGGGGAGATTCACCGCGTTAATAAATTCGGCCTTACCTTTCAGAAGGGCGCGCGCTGCGGCTCGTTGACCGGCGTGTCGTTTCTCTTCGGCCCCGTTTGGGATGCGGATTCGAAAATCATTCGCTACAACAACATCGAGAACCCGGAGAACATCCGCCCGATTTGGAAGGACTCTAATTTCAACGAGATGGAAGGGTTCATCAACACCTACTACATTAATCCGGCCACCTTTGCCAAGAAGTACGACAAGCAGCTCAAGGAGCGCGGCATTAAATTGGACTCCATCAAACCGATGCGCGTTGTCACGCAGCAGATGCCGGCGAACGCCAACAGCAAGTCTTGGACCCGTTCGGTCAACCTTGGCCAGGACATGTACTGCGTTGAGGAATACTATGACGACACTTATTTTGAGACTCGTTTGAAGGGCGACGGCGGCAAGGTTATCATTGTGGACTTTTACGAACACGGGTACGGGTTCCTTCCCGGGTACCTCATTCCGAACTGTCACGTCCCGGGCGAACCGGGCGGCACTTCGGACATTGAGAACCTCCTGGACGCGCAGGTTGCGTACAACGAATCGAAGTCGAACGAGGAAGACATCATCCGTCAGGTTGCCTTCACCTCTCTGTGGGGCAAGAACCTGGACAATTACTCGGTTATCGAAACCGGCGTCGGCTCGCTCTACAACTTTAATGATGAGGCGGAGTTGAACGCGATGCCGCGCTCGGCCAACCCGCTTGTGCTGGAGCGCTACCAGCAGGACATCCAGGGCGACATCATCAACCTCTCCGGGCAGAACCAGGCGCTTTACCCGGGCGGCGCGAAGTCGGTGCTGGCCTCGACCGGCCGCGCGCTTTCGGTTTTGATGCAGGGCGTGAACAACAAGGTCTCGCTGCGCAAGGATTTCTGGAAGAACGCGCTCGAAACGCTGAACCGCAACATCCTTATCCTGGCGGAGAAGAAGATTCCGAAAGCAAGCATCCTGATTGGCGGAAATTATCGCGTCGACGTGTTCATTTCCTCAGTCATGCTGCGCGATGTCACTGAGGAAATCAATAAATTCAATTCGAAGTTGCAGTCGATGTCGACCACGCAGAAGAATTTGGGTATTCCTTCTCCGACCGAAGAGCAGAAATTGATGAAAAAGGAGCTCGAAGACCCCATCTTTGGCGTCGAAATCTCGCGTCAGCCGGGTCTTCTGCACCAAATCCTTGCCGCCGCTGCACAGAATGACCAGGCTAACGCGGCCGCCGCCGCCGGCGGGACCGGCGCGGGAGCGGACGCCAGCAATCCGGAACTCGCCATGATGAACTCGAATGGCGAGAGCGGCGAAACGATGCCGATGACCGCGCCGCAACAGCGCGGTGCGTCCATGACCTCTCCTGAAGGCGCGGTTGCTGCTACCACTCAACGCAAGACCGGTGTAACGGTCGGAAAAAGTAATAAGAAATAAATATGGCTTTTAATTCGTCCGCTGACCGGTCCATCCAAATCTCTGTTGACCTCGCCTCTCTGGTCGAGAGTCACGTTTCGGTTATTGCTGACGCGCAAAAGACAGCGCGCGCGAAATCCGAGGCCGCGTACCAGCAAACCGTGATTGACCAGGGCCTCTCTTACGATGACCAGCTGGCGTTTCGCAAGCAGCAGCTTAAAGACGCGAAGGAATCTCCCGGCATTGCGGACGAAGATTATATCGCGTCTTTGGAATCTTCAATTTCTTCTACGCGCAAACTTGTTAAATTCCAAAAGGTTCGCGACGAGTATTTGCAGAACTACGATGACCTGAAGACTGGAAAAATTAATCTGAGCCAGCATCTTGAATTCCTCAACCAGCAGTTTAGGGACGAGACCGACCCGGACATTAGGACTCAGATTCGCGATGAAATTTCCACGACCCGCGCGGCCATTACGACCGCGGAAGGGAGCACACTTTCCAACCGTATCTTACTTGCGCAAAAGGATGGGACGCTCGCGCTTTTGGGCGATGTTATTGATGAAGTGTCGCGCAAAAAAGCGACTGCGGATGCGACCGGCGACACGGAGGCGTCTTCGTCCTACGACGTTTCTCTTTCGGCGCTTAAAAAGCAGATGAATGAAACCAAAGTTTCGAACACGCTGCATGACATCGACATGCAGATTTCGTCTACCGGCGGGACCTCGCTGCAAAAGCTCGACATGCTCACGAACCAGATTAATGGTTCGGATGGGAACGTGCCCGTCACCATTAACGGCACGAACTACGCCTCGGCCAAGGAATATTGGACCGGCACCCGCGACGCGTATGTGAATGGCCTTGGTTCCGGCGTCTTCGGAAACTTCTTCACCGATTTGGAGAACGAAACGAAAGACAAAATTGATACGGTTTCTAAGGTGAATAAATTTGGATTCGTTCCGACATCGACGCTCGACTCGATTCAAAACACGTACAACACCATCGCCGCTCGCCCCGAGTTTGCCAACGTCGCAGATAAGATTTTGAGTTCGAAGGTTGCCTCCCTTTCTTATGGGGTGGACAAATCTTCGGATGCGATAATCTCTTCTTCCACGGACGCTCTTCAGCTAAAGACCGGCCAGGCCGCGCTCGCTGGTTTCCAAACGCGCTACGGAATCGACACCACCGCTAAGCAATCGCAGCTTCAGACGAGCATCATTCAAAAAGGCGCAGAGCTCCCGAGCATTAAGGCCGCTTCGGACCAGCTTGGAAAAGTTGGCGCGGAAACACCATCGCCCGAGTTGGCCCCGGGTGCATCGCCGGCCGAAATCGTTAAGAGTAACGTGCTGCCCGAGAACGTTCCGGGCACCGCTCTTCCTCCGAAAAAGGACTCGACGGGCGCACCGGAAGCCGCGGCAAATCCGGCTGCTCCGGCCGCAGCAGCGCCGGTCGTTACCGACCCGCAGTTTAAGGAGTATACTATTAAGGCAAGCGACACGCTTTCCGGAATTGCTCAGTCGCAACTTGGCGATGCCAAGCGCTTCAAGGAACTTGCCGACAGCAATAAAATTTTGGACCCGAATAAAATCGTAGCGGGAATGAAAATTAAGATTCCTCTTAAATAAATATGAATTCAATCTACGGCTTTGCGCAAATGGCAGCTCCCGCTGGCAGCGGCGTTACTAACGCGTTGCGTCTTTACGCGCGCGCGGTTGCGCAAGGCGCGGACAAGACCGGCGCGGTGAGTAACCCCGACGTGTATCGTCAGGCGCGCGAGACGTTTCTCGCCCCGCTTGGAGACAACATTCAGATTTCCACGCAGATTGCACAATCGACCAATGACGAAAATCGTTTGCGCGACAAGCAGAACGACACGAAGAGCAGCGTGTCGCAGTTCGAGGCAAACTTTAATGACGCTCTTAGCGCGGCCGCAAAGAATTTTTACAGCGACCCGAAGAATCTTGTTTTGAAAACTTCGGAGCTCTATAATTCCGCCGCCGATGCGATTGGTAACGAAATTGAAGTACGCACTCAAAAGGGGGAATCGGTGGAGGGTCTTCAATCCATGCTTAACGATTACTCGGAGAAGGCCGATAAAATTTCTCGTTTGGCGCGTCAGGTTTTGGCAACAGATAAGCCGTCGAACCCGAACGCTTACGGTTGGTACGCCAAAACGAATCCGGATGACGGCTCGATTATTTCTTTAGAGCTCGATGGTGTGGACTCCACTAACAAGCAGTCCGGGTACATGCGCACGAATCAGTATTACGGGAACATCCCGGTGTGGACCAACACGATGACCGACGACAAGGGCGTCGTGACCGCGCGCATTGGACAAAATAAATACGAACTCACAGATGATAAGTCCGGTGGCTCCACGGTTAAAGTTTTGAAGAACGTTGGAAAGCAGTATGGCGGATTCTTCAAAGGTTATTTGCCTGGCGGCGAAACACCGGACCAGGTTAAGGAAAAGAATCGCACGCTGAACCTCGGTGGCGTTCAGTTCGGTGATGTCCTGAAGCTCCCGACCGGCTCGGTGGCGAAAGACGGTTCGGGAAATTACTACTACTACGGCTCGGACGGCGTGTACAAAGCGCCGAGCAAGGACAACATGGTCAAATTTATGAATAACACCGGGCTGCACCCGGGCGATATTGATGCGCAATCGTTCCCGATTTCTCGGAACGAGGTTCAGGGAATCGGCTCGTTTGTCGACGCGGATGGAAAGTCACGCATCATCGACGACAAATTCCTGAACGCTACCGCTACCCCCGCGGCACCACAGGCTGCGCTACCGCCGCTCACTCAGCCGGTCAAGGGGACAATCTCGGCCGCGCCGGCACCGACTGTACCGGCCGCGCCGGCAGCCGCTCCGGCCTTCGAGGTCCCGCGTAAACAGCCTGGCGTAAAGGAACCGTCCAAGGTTGGCGAGGCGAGCGTGAAGGATTCGATGGCGGCTCAAGCATCAAAAGTTATGAACGGGACCGGTCTCGGTGTTCTGGCCGACGCTGCTAAAAAAATGTTTGGTGGATAAAAAATAATTATGCTCTCAGATTTTCAGTCAACGGCGGACAAAATCACCAGCGCTCCGGCCCCTGATTTTCATGCGGCCATTGCTAACGTTGCCACCGACGAAGAGCAAAAGAGTTTCTGGCAGTCGGCGGCGGATTTTGGCAAAGGGATGGTCTCGAGCACGATTGGTTTGGGTGAAGACATCGCGAAGACCGCTTACCCTGAATTCGGCCAGGCCAAGGAATCAATCGCCGCGCTGCGCGCACAGGACGCGAGCCTTGACCCTAATCGTCTGCGCCCGGAAATTTACGCGCGTTTGCGCGAGTCGGACGCAGCAACCGCTGACCAGCTTCAGTCCGTTCTTGGCGACAAGCCGACCATGAAAAAATGGGCCGGGGATATCGGCGGAACGCTTTTGAACGTTGCCTCGGTTCTTCCTATTGGCGAAGCATTCGGCGCGGCGCGGATGGGTCTGGCCGCAACCAAAGAAGCGGAAGCTGCAAATATCGCTGGCTCGCTTTTGGTGCGCGGCGGCGCGGAGGTTGAAGGCGCGGGAATGCTGAAGGTTGCCTCGACGCTTCAGCACGCGGCCACGGTGGACAAATACTTGAAAGCGGCTGTCGCTGGCGGTGGATGGTTCGCTGGTTTCTCGGCTGCGGACGCGGCATCGCAGGATAAGAGCCTTGGGGATATTGCGAAAGCGGCCGGCGTCGGTGCGCTCGTTGGCGCGCCGCTCGGCGTCGTTGCTCCGCTTCTCGGGCACGGCCTGATTCGCGCGGCTTCGATTGAGCCGTTCGTGAACGCATATAATAAGGTTGGAGAAATGGTTGGCAAAAGCGAGAAGACTCGTTTCTTGCGCGACTTTTTTGGCACCACGGCCGGCGTTCTTCAGCGCGACCTGGGACAAACTGGAAAAGATATTGTTCGCAAATTGAATGACGCAAGCGCGAACGCCACGCTTGGTGTTGCTCGTGTTACGAAAACGATTGAGGATTTGTTCCCGCGTTTTGGCTCGAACGACGCGGGCCGCTCGGCAGCTAAAATTTCCGGACAGCTTTTGGAAGGTCTCGCCCCCCGGCTGAGTCCGGTGGAGGACGCATCGCAATTTAAACTTGGCGTCACGACGTTTCGCTCGGCTCGCGCTGAAAACTTGAGCAAGGAAGCTTACGACCTCGCTTCAACAGGCGACATTATTGGCGCGGCGCGCAAGGTTGGTGGCTCGGTTGATGAAGAGCTCGGGACCGCACTCCGCGGCGCAGGAATTAAAGAAGAAGGAACGCTCCCGACTATCGGATATTTTGACGGCTCGAAAGAACCCTCGGTTCAAGCGAGTTATTTTGGAACCTTGGATGATAAGGCGCTTGGCGAGATTGCATCTTTTGGTGACAAGGCAAATCAGGATGCGATTACAATCAGCAGGACGCACGTGAACGGCGTGCGCGTTACTAAGGCTGACCCTGAAGCGTCGCCGGCGCTGCGCATTTCTATCCCGGGCCTTGACCATTCCCAGCTTGACGAACTCAGCGCGAAAATTCAGGCGGTGACTGACGGGAAAATTGGGAAGGGATTGACGATGAGCACAAAAACGGGCGCTATCGAGATTCAGAATTTCACGGACTTCGATGGCTTGACACGGGAGGAATTTGAGGGGATGATGGCAGCTGTTAAAAACGAGGTTGCTGCGGCGGGCGGAAAAACGCAGACTTACTACACAAGAAACTTAGTCCTAACAAAAGACAATTATGGCGGCTATATTAAAAAGCTTCAAGGACCTGAGTCCGCAGGAGCAGGAGCAGGTGCGGCAGCGGGTAGCAGCGGACGACCTCGCAGCGGAATCGTCACAGGCCGCGTCGGAGACCCCCTCACCCCAGGCGGGAAGCGACCGGTGGGTTTTGGGGCTCAGGAAGCATTACCCCTCGCCCCTAAAGACCTCCCAGCAGATTTAAAAGGGCTCACGCGCGAGCAGGTGTATCGCGCCGTTCTTGATGACGTTTACGCCGAGGCTGAGGCCACCGGCGTCCATGAGTATGTCCCGGCTCGCAAAGGCGCTCCGGCGCACTTTGAGCCGGTGACGAACCGCGCGAATTTCTTTCCTCACGTTATACCGCAAACCGACGACCTTCGCGCACGCGTCGGGGTATTTAACCGTCCTGGTCGGATGCGCAAGTGGGTTATTGAGAATGCTGTTGAGCACGGAGCGTTTAAAGATACCGAAACCGCAACCCGTGCTCTCGACGGGTACATTGAGTTTATTGATAAGAACGGGAAAGGCGTTTCGAAGCAGAATGGCTGGGTCGATTACATGGTCTCGTCTGGACAGTCTAAAACTCGCGCCGACGCCGAGCGCGTCATGCGCCAAATCGTCGAAAATAAAGGGAACGTAAAAATGGCCGGTTCGCTCGAGCACGCTCGCGTGGTGAACAACCCGTTCTACAACCCGTTTCCTGACGAGGTTTTGCCGGCGTACCTGGCTGACTCGTTTACGCGCATGGAGAACATTCGCAATTTTGGCGTGGAGTATAGCGGCGCGTCTCCGAAGACGCCGTCGCTTGACGCCGCGATTCAGGCCCTTAAAGAAATGGACGGTAAGGGCGTCAAGGATGTGGAGAAAGCCAAGAAATTCCTTGAGATTGCGATGGAGCGCATCAATAACTCATCGCCGGAAAGCCGCTTCTCTCACTTTTTGACCGCGACTCAGGTGCCGAAACTTTCTTACGCGGCCATCCCTAACCTTGCGCAGTCGTTGAACTCGTTGATGACGAGCGATTTTGCGTCCACTTTCTACGGTCTTGGAATGGCGTTTAAGCACGAAGGGAACCAGGCCGCGCTCGCTTCTGGTGCAAAGCTCCAAGCCATCTTGAACGAGCAGGCGAAGACGGTGGCCGGTGGTGGAAACTTCGCGGACAAGCTGTTGAAAACGGTCGGATTTATTTGGACGGAAAAATTCAACCGTACCGTCGCGTCGAATACCGGTATGCGCTGGGTCGAGCGGAATTTTGACACGGTGTTGAAAGATGCGAGTAACCAAACGGCCCGCGGTCGGCTCTCTGAACTTGGTGTCGATGTTGACGCGGCGCTGAAGCGCGGGTCGCTCACAATGAACGACAAGCTCAAGGCCGGGCAAATCTTTTCTGACAAAACGCAATTCCGTTCGCGCCCGATGGACCTCCCGTATTGGGCCTCGTCTCCGATTGGAAAGTTGTTCTGGCAGTTTAAGAACTTCACGTATCAGCAAACCAAATTCTTGGGCGACCAAACTGTTCAGGAAATTCGTAAGGGAAATTACGGTCGCGCGTCCCGCAACTTCTTGCTCCTGGCAACCCTCTTCCCTCTTGGCGGCGAAGTCACTCAAGACCTTCGCTCGCTCGTCACGCAATCGCGTCGTCCGACCAACGCCATCGAACGGTATTACAGCGACCTCGCTTCCGCCGGCGGTCTCGGTATGATTGGAGACCTTTTTGACGCCACACGTTTCGACCAGATGGAACGCCTGCTCATTCCTCCGGCTCTGAGCTCGATTGCCTCACTCGGAACCGCGGCCTATAAGGGTGGAAATACACTGGTGAATGAATTAATGAACCAAACGGGCGTGCTTTCTCCGGTTAAAAACGTGCTCACGCCGCGTCCCCCGGGCCGCGCGAGCTCGCTTGAATCTATTGGGGACATGATGAATCAGTAATGTGGATAAGTGTTTTGTTGTGGACACGCGTAGACGGTGGTAGTATAGGAGTAGATTAAAAACGGCAGCGCAGACTGCCATAACATTATTAAATCAACCTGGCATCTGTGGCCCGGTTAGTACCAAAATTTATGTCAGAGTCAAATGCCGACACCCTGGACGAGCACGGAAATCCTGTAAAGCCTACAGGCGCTCCAGCCAACACCCCGGCGAATGGCGGTTCCTCGGACCCTATTGAGGAACTTAAAAATAAGGCTGATAGGGCAGAAGCTCGTGCCGCGACTGCGCAACAGGCGCAGGAAGTTGCCGAGAAAAAAGCGCGTAATGAGAAGATTCTTCGCATTGCCGCGGACAGAAAACTCGCCGCTCTCGCGGGTGGCGGGGACGGGGCCGCTGCTGCCGCAGCCGCCGCCAGTGCTTCGAACGCTGGCGACGACGAAGCGACAACGGAACGGCTCAAAGCCGAAAAGGGAATCGCCAACCTCTTGATGCTCAACCCTGAATACCAGGAGTTGCTCAAGAAAGACGAAACCCTCAAGGATGTCATGCTCAACAACCCTCTCTCGTTACTCACTGAGTACATCGACGCAGAGGACGCCGTGGAGCAGATTCAAAAGAAACTCGATAAGCGCAAGGGAGCTCCGGCTGCCGCTGCGACTGTCGAAAAGAAACCTGGCGAGCAGGAACTTCGCGCTCCGTCGAACACAAATTCGATTGAGCTCAAAGGAAGCATCACCCCCGAGAAAGCTGCGGCAATGTCCGCGCAAGATTGGAGCAAGCTTCCGAAGGAACAGCGCGACAGGATGAAAAAGGGAGAATTTTAACAACCCCTTCGACCGTTATCTCCCCGGCAGAAATGAAGGGATAACACTCTCTCATCAATATGGCTCTTACTGATTTGGCCGCCCTTGATGTCGCAATCCCTGAACTTTGGTCCAAGGATTTGCTCATCGACGCGGAAAAGCAGATGTTCTGGAAGGACTACGAAGGTCCTGAAGGTTCCGGGATGCCGGTTCTCCGCAAGGACGAACTGACGAAAGAAGCTGGTGACACTATCCGCATTATCACCATGTCTCACCTCACCGGCGCGGGCGTCACTGGCGACACCGCCAACCTGACGGGTAACGAGGAAGCTCTTTCCATTGGCGAAATTGTTTTGAACATCGCCATCCTTGCTCACGCTGTTAAGTACACCAAGTACGCTAACAAGGAAGCCATCTTCGGAGTTCGCTCCGCAGCTCAGGGCCGCCTGGCGTACTGGTTGTCTGACAAGCTTGACCAGTCGATGTTCAAAGTCGCCTCGACCGGCGCGACCTACAACCTTTACGGTGGTACGGCGACCGGCGATGCTGGCTTGGGAACGGGCGACGTGTTCAACTGTGCGGCCATTAGCAAAATTCGTGCTAAGCTCGTCGCCAATCGCGCCTACCCGATTTCGACCGTCAATGGTCAGAAATACTTTATTATCGTTATCGGCCCGACCGACTCCTTCAACCTGCGCAACGATGCCACGTGGAAGAGCGTACAGGCTGAAGCGAACGTAAAGGGAGAAACCAACCCCATCTTCACCGGTGCGCTTGGTATCTATAACGGCTGTATCATCCGCGAATCGGCCAACGTCCCGAACGGCAATGTCAACCCGACCACGGGCAATGACGCCGGTATCGGAACTGGTGTCGCGAATGTTTCGCACGTTATCGCCTTCGGTGGTGAAGCCTTTGCTCGCGCCTACGGGCAGTACCCGTCTTGGCTCGAACAGGTTGACGACTACGGTCGCAAGCTCGGTATCGGTACCGACATCGTCTGGAAGGACGCGCGCGCCGTCGAAAAGAATAGCTTGGTTTACCATTGCTATTCGGCTGACCCGAACGCCTAGACATGCCCTAGCTTGCTAGGGTGGTCCGAGGGGAGCTGAGCATCACGCTCGGCTCCCTGACTGACTATGAAAATATCCCTCGTCATCCTAACCTTTAATCGCGCAGAAACGGTGGAGCGCGCGATGGTACATAATTTAAAAAATGCGGGCTACCCCATTGGCGAACTTGTTTGGGTGGACAACGGTTCCACTGACGGCGTTCGTGAGGTGATGAAAAAATTTGGTCCCGCGGTCTCGGTTTTACACGATAGAAATTTGGGCGTTGCCAAAGGCTATAATCGCGCGTTCGCTTTGGCGACGGGCGATTGGATTGTTTTAACCGGCTGCGACATGCTCATGCCGGACAAATGGTTGGAGAAAATGGTTGAGTACACTGAGGCGATTCCGACGACCGATGTCGTGGCGATGTTCTCGGTTCCGTTTGCGGCGTGTACCGAACGTCTTATTGGCGAAATGAATATGTGTTCGGCCGGAAACTGGCAGAAAGCGATTCCGATGGGTCGGCGGATGATGCGGCGCTCGGTTCTGTCTCGGGCCGGGTACCTGCGTGAGGACTTCGGCCTCTATGGCTGGGAGGACGTGGAATGGGCGCGGCGCTGTGTCGCCAAAGGATTGAATTGCTACGCTATCCCCGGCATGGTTGCGGAGCACCTCGGGACTGAGGGCGTTAAGATGTTCGACGGCAAAGGTGATTCGAAAGATTACCACGCGTTCAAGCAAGAGCAGGTGAAAGACCCTGCGAAAATTGCGTTGATGCACAAGTGTCAGGTCGAGGGTTATCCTTTTTACACCCCTTTCCCATGAGGCTCCTGCATAATATCGGGCCGCGCGTTAATAGCAACTACAACACCATCGAGGAAATTCTGGCCGATAATGAGTCGCTCACTTTCGATGGTGTGTACCTGAACGTTTACGAGCATCGTGAACAGCTGCGCGGGAAAGATGTCACGCTGTTCGTCATGGGTGCTTACGTTGGAAAGGATAACTCGTTCGATACGGGGATGCCGCTTGAAAAATTCTGCACGTGGGAGCAAATCGAGGAGATGGTTCGTGATTACGGATTCAAACTCGGCTGGCACACCTGGTCGCACCCCGACCTGACTAAGTGTTCTGACGAGCAGCTTTTACACGAAGTAACGCCGCCGTCAGGATTCCCACGAAATAGTATCGGTTATCCGTATGGCTCGTTTGACAGGCGCGTGATTGACGCGGTTAAGGCCGCGGGATTCAAAGAGGGAATCTCAGTCACTCACGGAGATGACAGCCGGTATCAACGTTTAAGAAAATATCTTAATTGGTAATATGTTCAAGAAAAAAATTAAGGTCTTAATTTATTTGAATCACGATAGCGACCGCAAGAACGCGTGCACGTTATATCGGTGCATTCTTCCGTTCAAATACCTCCGTAAATTCAAAGTGCGATATTCGAACGAGGTGCAGACAACTTTTGATTACAATCCCATTAGCAAAAAGGTGCGGAGCGTTAGCCTCAAGCTCGACCTTGTCGAGTGGGCTGATGTCGTTGTGTTCGCTCGCCACTACGACCAGGTCTCAATCATGGGAATGGTCGCGGAAGCGGCAAAGAATATGGGGAAGACGATTGTGTATGAGACGGACGACTTGCTGCACCGGGTTGGACAGAACCTTGGCGGCGGCGGGAAGAAGGGCGCTGATGAGATGGACCGGCAGCTTAAAATGATTGATTGGTTACTCCCTCACGTGGACCTGCTTACGGTTTCCACCGATAGCTTAAAGGAGTTTTATTCAAAGAAAACGGAGAAGCCCATATTCGTACTCCCGAATTGTTTTGACCCCGCAGCCTGGCGTTTCCTCTATGTGTATAAAAAGCTGCGTGACTTTTGGCGCAAGAAGATAATGAAGGACGACACGATTCGGATTGGTTGGCAGGGCGGCAATAACCACTTCCTGAACAATTTTAATTATATTGTTGACCCGCTAAACGAGATTGCCAAAAAGTACGGGAAGAAAATTCAGTTTGTGGCGATGGCCGGCCAGCATCCGAACATCGACATCTATGGGAATCTTGGCGCTAAGCGCAAGTTCCTGAACTTCGATTTTGAATACCGGAAGCCGGTTCCGGTGATGTCTTTCCCGCGCGCGCTCGCGGAGATGGACCTCGATGTTGGGCTCATCGTGGTCGAGGATAGCGAATTCTCGCGCGCCAAATCGAATATTAAGTGGATGGAATACGGTCTTCTTGGCGTGCCGGCGGTCTCGTCGAACGTTCTCCCTTACCAGGACACCAATGCCGTGCTTGTGGATAACTCTTATGAGGCGTGGGTGGGGGCTATCGAGAGCTTGGTGAATAATGAGCATAAGCGTGCTATAATTGGGGCGAAGGCCCGTAAGATGGCTCTTGGGCTTTCAATCAAAAAACACGCGTGGCGGTGGGAAAAAGCCTACCGCGATGCGCTGTCTGGCGCGCTGCTCGAGCCAAAGGTCGGCTACGCGTCCTATTCAAATAAACCCTAAAAAACATTATGGCTGCCTCCTTTAGCTGGACTCAGTCGAATGGTGCGGGGCAAACGATTACGGACCTCGGTGCGTCTGGCAACTTGTTTAACTTCAAGGCCAACGACACCGCAACCGCCGCGGACTACACCTCCAACCCGATTGTTGCTGGTGCGAACTCGATGATTGTCTATTTGCGTGCGAAGTTCACCGGAACCTTCAACAAAATTGACAACCTTCAGTTCTGGATGTCCACGAACTTTTCGCCCGCGACCGGCCTGTCCGTTACCTTCGGTGGTAACAACAAGTCCTACGTCACGCCCGCGGCGACCGCTTCTGGCGATGGTGCCTGTCCGACCGCTGACCCTGCGACCGCGAACGTTTCCATTGCGGGAACTCTCGCCGGCTCGCTCTCGGCCACTGGTTACTCGGACTACATCGTTCTCCAACTCCAAACCACGACCTCGGCTGCACCTGGTGATACGTCGCTTGCGACTTTTACCTTACAGTACGACGAACAATAGGTTTAAGGTTGGGTACCTCCAACCACTCACGGCCTAAGCTGAATGCCATCAGCACCCTTCGGGGCTTAAATGAATTATGAACATCAACTCACTTGAATACGTCGCGCCCACTCAGGCAAATAAAATCGGAAGCATTAAGTTTGAGGTGGAGATTCCGATTCTTTACGAGGAAGGAAAAACGAAAGCCGTGTCCGACAAAGAGGACGCGGACATCGAACTTTCTGTAGAGACTCAGAATCTCTTAGAGCGCGCCGGTGAATCTATTATTAACGACATTGCAAAATAATTTATGAACATTGATTCTATCATCGGCACGCAAGACGTGAATCGTGATTTTGGAAAAGACATCACCTCAGCCCTTCGCATTCGTGACACGGCTAAGCGTGACCTCGCGCAGAGCCGCATGTACCTGACCGACATGGGCGTGAAATCACTCAAAGACGGGAACTGGACTTTTATCCCCGGCCTGAATTTAAAAAAGTTTCAGCAATGCAATAACCAGGAGTTCACCTGGGAAGCGGAAATGAAGGACGGCTCGGTGGTCCGCCAGTTTGGTGATAAAGAAGACAAAAACTTCTCGCACATCGACCAGGCCAACCTCAAGTTTTTCCGCTGGGTTTCCAATTTCGATTACGACACGGACAACACGGAAAAGCGCGTTATCATCTCGTTAAATTTCGAGACCGGTGAATTTGAGTTCTTGAATGGCTACGTCCCGCAATCGGTTCGCGGAGACGTAATCAATTCGGTTGTTCCGACCGGCGAACGCAGTCTCGTGATGAAAATTATTCGCCGCACGGACACCGCGGTTAATCAGGCGGACGGACGCACCGACGAGGTCACGTACTACAATCGCTACCTGATTGGGTGTTCGTTTCCGACCGGCGAAAAGCGTATTCTCTGCATCGAGCCGAATGGTCTCGTCCACCTTTGGCACGACCCTAAAACTTCTAGCTAAATATGGCAGAGGCCAATAAAAACATTGGTCACTTTCAAGCGTTCGCCGAAGAATGGTTCTCCAAGCACCAGCGCGTTTTGCTTTGGCTTTGTAATGCGCCAGCCATAAAACTTTGGTTCCGCTACGTCTTACGTATTCACGAATTTGACTGCCCGCGCAAAACGAAGATAACCCAACTCGGCCCCAACCGTTTCTCGTGGGGTGACAAGAAGGTTCTCGAAACCTGTGAACAATACCGTAAGCATTTCCATGGCTACGAATTGCGGTCATGGAATAAGGCGCACAAGAAGTCGAATTGTCCCGGCTGGCACATGGCCCAACAGCGCACCACTGACTTCCGCACCCATGACAAATTCTCGAAGCGCATATACTTCGCTTTTGCCCCGATGTGGTGGGCGTTCCATGCTTGGGATTGGCTCGTCGCGGATAGGTTCGTGCCAGCGTGGTCGTTCGGGTTTTCAACGTTGACGCAATATCCAGCGACAATAACAAGTTCAAATCCTGTGGACGGTTATGCTTTTGGGGGAAATAGTTACACGTGGTCGCTGGTGGTAGGGGCGAATGGTGGTGGGTTATATAACGGTAGTGACGGTTATGACAGCTACTGTTCAGGGTGGAGCACTGCCAGTGACGGACGGTATGTCACCGTCATCCGTTCAAAGTTTTGTTTTGATACTTCGTCTTTGACATCAGCCGCAACTATTAGCACGGCTGCTTTGTCTCTTTATGGAACCGCCAAAACGAAAGACGCCAGCAATACCCCGAATATAGATATATATATCGCCGGGGGGTCAACGTCAGCAAACGCGAACAGCGATTTTCAAAACGCAGGGTCAACGTCACAAACAGGCAGCCCAATGGTGTATGCGTCATGGAGTACGGCTGGGTACAATGCTTTTGCCTTTAATTCGACAGGGATAGGCAATGTTAGTTTAACAGGGATTTCAAAGTTTGGGGCAAGAAACCAGAACTTTGACGTGACGGGAACGGCACCGGTTGATGTGATAAGTGGTAGTGATTATTTCTCTTGCAGTTATTCAGGGCACTATGGCACCACCCAAGACCCCAAGCTCGTCGTGACGTATTCGAGTGTCACTACCAACACCGTCACCTCTACCGCGAAGGCTCGCGTGAAAGTTTTGGACAATACCAAAACCGTCACCGCGAAAGCGCGCGTCAAGCAGCTCAGCAACGATAAGACCGCGACGGCCAAGTCCCGCATCAAAGTCTCGGGCAATAATAAAACCGTTCAAGCGAAAGCACGCGTGAAGGTCTTGGGTAATGACAAGGCCGTGACTGCGCGCGCCCGCGTGAAGCAGCTGGGAACCACCAAGACCATCACCGCGAAAGCGCGCGTTAAACAGTCTGGCACGACCAAAACTGTGACCGCGAAGGCACGTGTCAAGGTGCTTGGAAATAATAAAACAGTTGGCGCGAAGGCGCGTGTAAAGCAGTTGGGGAACAACAAGACCGTAACCGCAAAGGCGCGCGTGAAGGTCGTGGGGAACACAGGATGGTGCAAGGAGTTTCTTATCACGCCTGACGCGATTAACGACGACCTCTCTTTTGACTTAACCCACCCTGACGTTCCGGCAGAGTTTTGGGACCACGTCAATTCTGATGGTGGCGACATTCGCGTTTACGCAGAAGACGATGTAACGCAGCTCCCCCGCGAGGTTAGTGGTTTTGATTTTGCTGGACACAAAGGAATTATTTATATTGGTGGTCTCACGGCTCACTCTGCAATTTATATTTGGTGCGGCAACCCCTCGGCTACCGAACCCGCGGCTAATTCGACGTATGGGAGTCGGGCGGTGTGGCCTACGGGGACAGCTGTGTATCACATGAACGATTTAACGAGTTCAACAATTTTAGATAGTAAAGGAAATTATAACGGTACAAAGTTTGGTGGTGCGGATGCGCCGGTTGAAGTCGACGCACTAATTGGAAAAGGTCAAAGTTTTAACGGGGTTTCATCAAATGGTGGTGTTAGCACGTCAGACAATATCGATAACTCTCAACCGTTTTCGTTTATTGTTTTGGTTAATCAACGAACCCTTGCCAACCTTAACGATAATGGTCTTGTAAGCAAGCACACACATAATACTGGAACTAATGACAAAGGGGCGCGTCTTACGTTAAGCGTTAGCGGAAAATTAGTTTTTCTTGTTGGCCAAAGTTCAAGTGGCGACACAGAACAAACAGTATCTTCAAATGCGAACTGGCCTTTTAACACAAACGCTTTAGCGGCTGGTATCTACGACGGAACGAATCTGATTCAGTACGCGAACGGCGTTATTAAAAGCGTGGTCTGTAATATCGTTCCGGTTAATTTGGCGACCTCTTTGCGTATTGGAAACACGCATCATTCAAACGGTACATTGGACGGAATTATTGATGAGGTGCGTGTTTGTTGGTACGCAGTTACGACCACATATTTGGACACCATGCGAAGCAACCTCCTCTCCCCCGCGACTTTTTGGACCGTCGGCCCTCTTCTCGACCGCGATGGCTCAGGCCACACGCGCGCAAAAGCTCGCATTAAAGTGAACCAAGCGAAGACCGTGACCGCGAAGGCGAACATCACGGCCACGCCGACCAAACAGATTAATGCTCGCGCGGATATTCAAAAGTACGACATTACGAAATCAATTAGCGCAAAAGCAAATGTTGTTTATCTTGTTGGAAAAAATATCCAAACGAAGGCGCGTATCAAAACACTTGGCGAACAAACGCTCGACGCGAAGGCTCGCGTGAAGCGTTCAGGCGAATCAACTATCACGGCCCAGGCGCATGTCATTGGCCATCTTGAAAAAACTGCAACCGCGAAGGCGCGCGTGAGGGTGCTCAATAATACTCGCGCGATTAACGCTCACGCTCGCGTGAAGCAACCGGACCAAACCAAAACCGTGACCGCGAAAGCATACGTCAAATCTACCCAAACAAAAACCGAACAGACCAAGGCGCGCATCCGGCAACTGGGAACGACCAAAACTGCAACCGCGAAGGCGCGGGTGAAGAACACTCTCACGAGGACCGTGGGCGCGAAGGCGCGCATCTGGGGGGCCAGGCTGGGGATAACTGAAGGCACGCGTGCCACCCGTGGTAAATTCGGCACCAAAAATACCTCTAAAATCCAGGAAGGCAGGCGCAATTACGGCCATATTCAGGGCGGGAAGCGTCTGGTGAAAAACGGCTAAAGAGCGTATAATGAATTAAAGTGTATGAAATACTCCGATTGGATTCTCAAGCTTCGGGCCGAGTCGAAAGACCACGCCAAGCCAATGCACAACGACTTCACGGGTGACGCGTCCACCACGCTTTTTACTGTGACCGACGCGCCAATCGTGGAGGGTACTTATGTCGTAAAAGTGGACGGTGTGCAGAAGACTGAGGGCTTGGCCGCGGACTACACGCTCGACCGCGAGCTCGGTCTCATCACCTTTGCTTCCGCGCCGGAAAACACGAAGGCTGTCACCATCGACTATAAATACGCCAACCTGACGGACGCGACCTGGTTTGGAATCATTAACTCCATCATCGACGAAATGGAAGGCGAGTTTTTCCGCGAGGTCACGACCGAAAGCTTTGGAAACTCTGTCGATGGCCAGCCGTCTTATAACGGTCCGACCGGCTGCATTGACGTTATCGGTTGGTGGTATCGCTCCTCAAATAACAGCGACCTCATGTGGTCGATGATTAACGACCTCGCCAACTGGCGGTATTCGAAAGACGAGAACAAACTTTTCCTTGGCGCGCCGTTTAGCACGAACGACTATCCGATGAAGCTGCACTACCTCAAAGGATTCACGCGCGGCGCGGCGGTCGCGGATGACCTCGACGTGCTCGACAAGTTCCTGATGGTCCTTCAGCTCGGCTGTCTCTGGCGCTATTACGACCACCGCCTCGCGGACCGCGTCGAGACTTCGACCAAGGTCGCCTCCGAGCGCACGGTCACGCCGCTTCAGAACATCCAGGCGATGTCGCAACACTACTACAAATTATTCCTTAAAGAAAAAGGTCGTAAAAAACCGACCAAGCCCATGCGCCGGCTCGACTCCCGTAACCCGCGCGGTGGCAATCCGTAACCTATGGCTCAACGCACACTCGACGAAATTCAGGCCCTAATCAAAGAACGTGACGCGGTTATTGTCACGCTGCGCGCTGAAGCGAAAGAGCGTAACGTGAGGATGATGGCCGTCCGCCGGGAGATTTGGGCGCTTCAGATTGAAGGCAAGGCGCTGCTCGGCATTAAACCGCGAAAGGTGCAGCGCGATTTCTAAACACATGATTGACATTCGCAATAAATACCATATTGCGTTAAACGATGTTGGCTACATCATTCAAAACGCGCCCGAGGCTCCGTCCTACCTTTCCTTTCAGGCGCAGATGTTCAACAATCGTTTGGCCCAGGGCGACCGCACTTACGATGATTTCGCAAAGTGGTGGTTTTGGGCGCAGACCGATTGGAAGAATGGTATCAAGGATTCGATGTCCTTTGAAGATGATGCGCGTTTTTATCTGAGCACCAACATTGATGTCTGGTCCGAGAACGGCGCGATGAAGCTCGCGCATAAAGGCGCAAACGACGTTGATTTTGGAACGGCGTCTTCGCCAATCTCTTGCGCTGGCGAGTTCGAGGTGGGCGGAATTTTGAAGAGGTACGTTGGAACGGACGACCACCCGACAAGCCATAAGCCCATTCTCTACCGTTATACAATCGGTACGGGCTGGGCGGATATTTCTTCGGTACAATTCGGCACGGGGCAAAACGCGATTTCTCGTGTTTCCGCGCGCGCGGGAATCCTCCTTTGTGGAACCGTCGGCATCAGTTCGACGAATGTTTTTTTAACGCGCACTGACACCACATGGACGGACCAAACCGCGTTTCTTGGCTCGACCTTATCGCTCACGCCAATGGCCGCACGCTGCTTTGCTGACGCCGCTGGAACGCTCTTTGTCTTCGTTGACGACCAGGCAAATAAGACCTGGGCGCTGGTTAAGGCGACCAAAGCGAACCCCACGGCAAATGCCGACTGGACGAAGGTCATGGAGCTTGCGAACACCTCCGGCATCCCGGTTGACTGCGTCGAATATCTTGGAAACCTGTACTACATTTTGAACTACACCGGGTACTGCGAGCTCTGGCAGTTCAACGTTGTTGGCGCGACCGCGACCAAACTCCAAACCTTCCAAAATACCAACGTTTCGAACGCCGGCGTTTCCGGGAAGCTTCTGAGTCTTGTTGGCGGAAAACTCATTATCACGATTCCCTCGAACGAAATTTGGATGCTCTCTGCCGGCGCGCTCACCCGCATCTTCCTCAAGGACCCGTACAAGAAAAGCATTCTCAGCGTCGCTGAGGCGTCTGCGTACCTCGATTCGGGCGCAATCGTGACCGACAATAAAGCGTGGTGGGGGAACCTGATGTTTGACGGCGCGGCCTTCTTCAACACCTACAAGCCCGACGGCGATAGCTCGGCCGAGAACTGTAAAATGCTTTTCGCGGACAGTCTTGGAAAACACTATTTTAGCGATACTGTAGACGCAAAAAAGCTGTGGGTCCTTGACCCGAATGGCTCGCTGTTCAAGGGCGACACGGACAAAAATTATCTCATCTTCAGCAATCACGACAAGATTTCCGGCGTCGATAAAATGGCCTTTGGTCTCACGCTCATCTTCAATAAGCTCGTGACCGGTCAGGGCATCGTTGTCGAGTACAACACGGGCGAATTCGTCTCGACCACAACCGGTTGGACCGCGCTTGGTGACGCTTCCTACGCGGCCGATGGCGGCGCGGTCACGCAGAAGGTTCTTTATTTCCCGGTCAACACCAAGTTCAAGAAAATCTGGCTGCGCGTCAAGCTTGTGAGCGGCGGGACGAATACCCCGTCCGTTAAAGATGTGGTAATGACGTACCTCCCCACTCCGGACGTGGAAAGCGAGTGGTCCATTCACATCGACTGCGGGGACAAAATTGAGCTGCTCGATAAGAGTCTCGAGGTCCGCCGCGGGCGTGAGCTCATGGGCTCGCTCCGGTATTCATGGCGTAAGCAAGAGGAGCTTGATTTTCAGGACGTGGACTTCTTCTCTACAACGCTCGTCGGCGGGATTGACGCGTCGGTCACGGACATCCCGGCGCTTGATACTTCTCTCGCTCCTGAGCGCGGCCGGCTGCGCATTGACGATGAGATTCTCGAGTACACTTCAAAGACGCAGACCTCGTTCAAAGGGTGCCTCCGCGGCCTCAAGGGAACGTCCGCGGCTACCCACGCGGATAAGGCGGTCGCGCACAATGGGTACAAGGTGGTTATCAGCGATTTCCGCTCGTCTGTTCCTATCATTAACAACGATAAAAAACTTGAGTACGTCGTGGCTCTCGGGCTGCGCGAAGTGTTTTAAACCTATGTCCATCACCAAGCCTGAAGAGTATAAGAGGCGCGAAGGCGTTGACCCGCGCGACCAGCATCACCCGGGCTTTATAAAACAGGCGTCGCGCTTCTTTATCGCTCCGCTTGCTAAAAATATCGCTGCGAACACGTCCTGGGTGCAGACGACCATGGCAATTTCTGTCGCGGTCGCCGGCATTGGTGAGCTTTTTGGGCGACGGGTGTCTGCTGTTTGGTACGTCCTGGTCTTTATCCTCATTGCATTTTCCGTGGGCGTTGAGCTCGTCAAGCAATTAAGCTTGCCTCGACCCGAAGAAACGAAAGAAGAAAAAGTCTAAATAAAATAGTATGGAGGACGAACGCAAAGGAACTATCAACGACCGCGACCTACAGTTCTTTGAATTCATGGCCGCTACTAAGGAATGGATGAAGAATGTAATCTTCAGTATTGATGGTTTGCGGGCGAGCATTAAAGAGTTGCAGGACGGGACGATAAGCCGCATTGCAAAAATCGAACTCGAAAAGGTTGAGCAGAAAGAGTTTGACGAATTCAAAAAAAGTGACTTCGACAATTTAAAGAAGGACGCGCTGGAGCGGAAAGAGTATCTTGAATTCAAAACCGAGATGGTTGAATTCAAGAAGGGCGTGATTAAGGAGTTGAGTCGCCTTCGCAAGTTCTATTGGGTCACGCTTGGCACTAGTACCGTCCTTGTCGGTGGCATTACCGGCGCAATCTCCTTGCTTGTTTATCACATTACTAATCCTACTAAATAACCGTTCTATGCCAGAAGAAATTAATTTTGTGTCCGGCTGTTTGCCAGACACCAGAAGCGAAGACGAAAGGGCCAAAGACATCCTCTTCAAAGAGGTCGTCGCGGCCGCCGCGCCCGTCGTGTGGGTTGAAAAGCCGCCCGCGTCATGGCGTAAGTTCCCCATCTTTAACCAGGATGGCTCCGGCTCTTGCGTCGCGCAGACGATGGCGAAGCTCATGGGTGTGTGGTACTGGCTTAAAAACAACATCTACGTGCACTTCTCCGCGACCCATATCTATCAGCGGCGTGTGAATAAGCCGACCTCCGGCATGGGCGGGTCCGACGTGTTCGATATTGTGAAGCGCGATGGCGTGACGCTCGAATCGCTCGCTCCTTCGCAGGACATGACGGATGCGCAGATGGACGCGGTGGAAATTCCGCAGTACAAAAAGGATGTCGGGGAAATCTTCAAGATTGGCAACTATCTGTTCCTGCCCGTTGGCGACATCGAAACCGTCGCCTCGGTCATTCAGCAGACCGGCAAAGCGGTCATGCTGTGGTTCTACTTCTCTTATGGCGAATGGACCAACGTGCCTGCCTTGAGCGGCCAAGTCATCGACCAGTGGGCTCCTTCGACCATCCGCCACTCGATTTCCGGCGTTGACTTCACGCTCTACCAGGGCAAAAAGGCCATCATTATCGAGGACTCCTGGGGGCCGCAGTTCGGCATGGGTGGCCAGCGCGTCATCACTGAAGACTTCTTCAAGGCGCGCAACTTCTTTGCCGCCTACCCGATGAATTTCTCGTTCGCTGACCAGACCGCCCCGGTCCCACCGGTGGTGGTTGTCACCAAGCCCGTCCGCCACTTCGACCACGAGCTCGACTTTGGAATGACCGATGCGGACGATGTGGGTGCCCTCCAGCGCATCCTGGCCTACGAAGGCTTCTTCCCTACCAACATTGCCTTTACTGCTTACTTTGGTGCCATCACCGCGGATGCCCTTCTGAAGTGGCAGGTGAAGCACAATGTAGCCCCTCTCTCTGAGCTCAACGAGCTTAAAGGTCGGAAAGCGGGCCCGAAGACAATCACAAAATTAAATGAACTCTATGGACAATAAAACCTGGTCCGTCTCTGCCACCAGCTCTGCGCTCATTGGCGCGGGGCTCACGCAGCTCACGACCAACCTGAACGTCGCTCTTATCCTTGTGGGTATTGGTGTCGTGCTTCAGCTCATCGTGGCGTTCCTGCAAAAAGCGGGCGTGCCGGTCGCCGCGGTGCCGCCGCAGCCCCTTGGTTAGAAAACAAAATATCCCCCGTGTGGGGGATATTTTTTTATTCATCTTCGCCAGTGACCTCGCCATCCTCGCCGGCATCAGTGGCGTGAGGATTTCCTACACCACCATCTTCGTCGTCATCATCGAAGAACATAGTTATTTTACAGGTGAATTAAATTTGTCGTAAATGTGGAGCCCTTTGGCGTGGTCAGTCTCGTGCTGCACCACGAACGCCGGCGCACCCACGAGCTTCTGCTGGACCGTCTTAAGGCCGCCGTACCAGGTTGGCAGTTGGTACACCACGTACACCTCGTTAAAGCGGTCCGTCTTCGTCGAGCCGTTCATCGGGTAGGACATGCACCCCTCACGGAACTCGACCGGTCCGGTGGCCGAGGCGATGCGCGCATTAATGATGATGCGCTGCCCGTGGAAGTATTTGGTGAGCAGTTTGTTGATGACAAAGAAAGAGAGCGGTTTAAGACTGACCTGGGCGTGAGAAAGCGCCGCGGCTTGCGGGTGCTTGCCACCAAAGCCACCAGCATCAATCATGCGTTCCATTTCTTTTGCTGCGCGCTTGATTTGCCACCAGCTCCGGACGCGCTCAGACGGGAAGTGGTGGGGAGGGAAAATCAGGTCCATAGTTATTTGGCCGCTTGAATTTTAAGATACATTATTTTGTTATTGAACGCCAAACGCTCTTCAAGAGAAAATTTAAAACTCTTTAACACGTCCTTGTCCATCAAAGCCGCACCGGCAAGCATCGCCATTAATTCAAGCTCCTTCAAACTAAATTTAATTTCGACGCCGTCTTCACTCATATTATGTCGCATTCTTGGCCACACTTTTTGCAAGTGCAGGTTGGTATGCAGTCATGGTGGTCAAATGGATTAGTCCTACACGTTTCTTCGTACTCCGCGCCACAACATTCTGAAACCTCTTTATTTCTATCGTCGGTATAAATATCTGTGTCGAGGCTCATATTTCCTCACGGCGTTTGCGAAACGACCACATAAATCTTGAGACCGTTGGACGTTTAATTAATTCAAACGCGGTAAAGAGAAACCCGTAGTCTTCTTTGTGCTGAAGCATCCGGCTCATGTCAGCGGTGAGGAAAGCAATTTGGTCCGGACTCACCGGCTGCTTATAGTCACGCAGCATGACCCAGTCATTGCACATTGAATGCACCTCGACCTCAACCCCTTTAAGATGTCCGCGAAGAAGCTGGGCTATCATAGTTCGATTTCGATGCGCGGGTCGATTGAGCCGTGCTCAACCGTCATGTCTGTGATGCGCACCACCTGTTTGTCATTCTTTATGTATTCGCACAGGGCCAGGGCCTCCATCACGCCTTTAAGCAGGTTGTCGATGTCAGCGCGTCGGTTGGTCTCACGGTAGAACGCAAGACGCTTTATGGTGATGTCTTTGGTAATCGGTGCTGCCGGCCAAGCTCCCAGGGCCTTAACCTTACGCTTGAAATCCCAGGCCAGACGTTCCTTAAAGTCGCAGTAATCGCGCGCCATCCATAACGTGTGACGCGTCACGCGCTTTGCGGGAATCGGTTGGCCCGGGAGAATCAGCTTCATTTATCGGGCAGTCGTTTCCCCGTCGCCCTTGCGTCCGTCTACAAAGTCGGGGTCGCCAATAATGGCAGATGGGGAATTACTGTAGTCGTTTTCCTTTTGTAACCACATGCCACAAAAGAACATGACGATTCCGAAGATGATGAGGCGATAGAATTCAAAGTCGCTCATATTACCATCCAAGTTTTTTAGCCAACCACTGGTCAGCGCGTTTGAAGATGTTGGGCTTTTTGAAACCAACAAACCCGGGGAGCGGTGCTCCAATGTCAACCCTCATCGGTTTCTTTGATACCACGCTGTTCGCGTGCCCCGCGCGGATTTTGTCCAGAAGCGCGGCGTCCTGATTTTCGCTCATGTCGTGAATGGTGATGGTCTTCGTCTTACGGTCATAGCTCATTGCTTGACCGCGGCAATCGAAATGCTTTTCGACCATGGACCACAGCGCCGACGTCTCCGCGTCCAGCTTCTTGGCGGTGATGACGAGTTCGCTCTTGAGGTCGTGCTGCTTCTGGTCTAACGAAACCAGCGCGCCAAACGCCTCCCTAAACTGCTCAGGAACCCCGACTGTTTTGTTTGCCATGAAGGTTGTTGGTTAAGAGTAGAACGCAGGCGGGCGGGATAGCGCCTCTTCCTGCCCCCGGCATAAAGTAGCTTGCGCTGCCGCTGGGCCCGAAGGCGCGAGACACTCCCGCGCCTGGCTGTGACCTTTGATTTTTTTTCTGCCTTGAGAACGTTTGAGCTCATAGGTTATTCCCCGAAGTCGTTGTGCGAGTGCGGGGGAGTGAAAGGTGACTTATCGCCGCCCATCCGCTTCTTCTTGCGGCACGTGAGGCACCGCTTAGGGAGCGAGAACGGTTTGCCGGTCTTCTCGTTCTTCATTGTCGCGTAGAACGCGATGTCCTTGTCGCTAATGGTGAACGGTGTCTGACACTCTTTGCAGATTGCCTCCTGTGCCATATTAGAAGGGGGCTTTAGCAGCGTCCGCAGCGGCCGCCGGGCTCACCAGGGCCTTGGCCTTGATGGTGTCCACAATTTCCTTAATCGGCTTGAGCGCCGGAATCGCGGCCAGCTCTTCCGGGGTGAGCGGCGTGTTCTGCCGGTTGGCAATGACGCTGTACTCGGTGCCAGACGGGGTCGGGTTCAAAACAGTCTTCTTCACGTTGAGGTCGTAAGGGGGAAGGTTGGTCTCGGGGTCGAACTTGTACTCCGCGTCCTCGCCCAGGTCGCGAATGGCAGCGACCACGGTCCAGCCGGCTTCGATGATTTTGAACTTTCCGTCGAGGCGGTCAATTACCCACATGAGGAACTTGACCGTGGGCTTGAACGGGTTGGAAGTTTTCTTCTCGTCTTCCTTGTGCGCTTCCGTGTACTCGTGCATCTGCGCACAGATAGAGCATCCGTTCTTCGCACCGACGCAAATGGTCGGCGGCGTCTTCCGGTCGGCGGAAAAGTGCTTGGCGAGCGCTTCGTATTCGGAGACAACGCGGATGCGATTGTCGCCCTTTTGGAGCTTCATCCAGTCGCCACCATTGCCACCGAGGTTATATTCGTCAGCCACCTGATTGAGTTCATTGAACTTCATATCGTTCGTGTGAAAGAATAATTAATTTTGAATTGAAGGAGCTACCGCTTCCCCGGGTGCGACCGCGGGCGCGGGCAGCGGAGAAACGTGAGGGACGATGGGCCACGGGCGAATGGGAAAAGTTTTCTTCTCCTGGACCTTCGTGCGCGACAGAATGAAGCGTTTGAGCTCGCTCGCCGGCACGAGCGTTTTGCGCCCGTTCTTCACAGTCTTTTTAATCACGCCGCGATACGCCCACGCGCGCACGGTCGCGCGGTCCACGCGCATGATGCGCGCCACGTCGCCGTAATCGTAGAACATCATTTCATCATCCTCGAGGATGGAACTAGGTTTTTCTCCGCTGGGGAGTGCATTCATATATGTTTATAGTAGTTTATTGTGGATGGTTTGTTAAGGGCTGGTTATCCACAGGCTTCTTCAGGAGCTCTTTATACTTCCACCAAAAGAGCCGCCCACTCCCTGGGCCGGCGTCCTGGCGCACTTCGGTCCACAGCCGGAACGCGGTCGGAAATCCAATGCGCTTCAGGAGACCAAGGTAATATCCGAACGAGCCAGGGCCGGCTTTTGCTGTCTCTCCAAAATCTTTTCGGAGCTCCGCGACGAGCCAGTGCAGCTGCGAGTGAATGCCTTTGACCGGAACGTCCGGCATCCCCGCGTTCAAAACAGTTTTCTTGATGGTCTCGATGACGGGCTTGAATCTTTTTCCACCAAGGTCGTTTTGATTCACGCCGCACTGCAAACAATCTGCGCCGGTATACTCAAAATTATGTCCAAACATTTCGCCATAGCACGAAGCGTTTGTGTTCATACCTTTATTCCTCAAGAATTATTACGCGGTCGCTTCGCACACTGACAATTTTAATATATCTGTTAAGGTCGCTCTTATCTTCAATCGTTTCGATTGACCAGCCAACACCAAAGTTCCATGCCACCACCATTCCCACGCGCAAATATCGCTTGGCTTGGGCGGGGGTGAGAGGAGTGGCGATTTGGGGGCTGGGGGGCATATTAGTAACAATTTGCGACTATCCATTTAATATCGATAATTTTTTTAATCTTACTTTTGCATTTAGGGCAAGTATAACTAAGAACGCTATCTTTCACTGATTTAACATGCTTACAACCTGGGCATTGAAGATAGAGCGTTTTATTTTCTTTCTTTTTCATACTCCTTACTCTAAACTTTTAATTAAGTCGCGGTAACGTTCGATGACTTCTGGGATGACCGCCTCGCTCCCACCACAATGAGGACATGGCCAGCTTCCTAATCTTCCCTCAAGCACCCC